TAACATCGAGGCGCGCATCGCCAAGGCGGTAGAGTTCGGCGAGCTAAACAAGGCGCAGGTGCAGAAATCCTACCGCAAGATTGCCATGATCTACGTACGCCGTGCGCAGTCCATGGTGAAGGACGCCAAGCGCACCATCTACGTCCGCCGGCGTGGCAGCGAGGTGATGGTGGAGCGCGGCACGCTGCGCCGTTCGATGGGCACGTGGACAGCCAACAAGAAATTCCCTACCATCCTGGCAGGACCGCGCGCCAACCATCCGATGAAGCGGAAGGTGGCGGCCAGCGCGGACGCCTGGTTTGCACACATCGTGGAGCAGGGCGACTTCCCCGACCAGTTCGGCGGGAAGAGCACCGGTCACCCAAACTACAAAGTCCACCAGCGGGCCATGGAAGCCGTAGACGCCACGATGCGGCAGAAGCTTATTGGTGAGTTGCAGAAGGAGTTCTCACGCTACATGAAATGACAATAGGAAAAGCCATCTACTACCTGCTGAGCAACGACGCCACGGTGTCGGGGCTGGTCAGCACGCGCATCTTTCCGGAGGTCGCGGACCAGGAGCAGGCCATGCCGTACATCGTGTACAACATCCGCAGCAACGATCCGAGCGACGTGCAGACCGGGCCGTCTGCCCTGGACACCGCGAGCATCGAGATAGCCTGCTACTCCACGAGCTACACCCAGGTCATCGACGTGGCCTCGGCAGTGCGCCTGGCGCTGGACCGGGTGGGCGGCACGTACAGCGGCGTCAACGTGCAGAGCATCCAGTACACCACGGAGACCATGGACTTCGAGGAGGCGCAGCGGGCCTACAAGGTCATGGCCGACTACGAGGCGCGCATTGACCGGGGCAACCTCACGCTGCCAACGGTGACCGCCGTCCGTCCCGACCTCATTATTCGCGGTGCCGTGTACGACGAGCCGCGCACGCTGGCGTTGACCGACGGGGCAACCTTCACGGTAAACAGCGACGACCACCTCATTTTTGCTAATTACGCCTCCGCCTCAGGTTCTGCAACAGCTACCCTCCGGCTGCCGGTAGTGGCCGGCAACGAGGGCCGCGAGGTGCGTATCAAAACCGGCAACCACCTAAGCAACCAGCGCGAGCTCACGCTGCGACCGGCAGCTGCAGACACGACGGTCACCATCGACGGGAGCGCATCGGCATCGATGGACCGCTCCTACGACGGTATTACCGTGCACTGCATCGGCGGACAGTGGTACATCACGCAGCGCAAATCGAAGTAACCCGCATTCCTTACATTCGCACTATGATCGTCACCCTCAATCAACCGCTCCAGGACTTTGGCTATGACTGGCCGGCAGGCTTTCAGGTCGAAGTGTCTATGAAGTTCTACCGCAAGCTTGTGGAGAGCGGGCATGTAGACGCGCACCCGGAGGACGAGAAGTACAAGAAGGCCGCGAAGCCTAAGAAGGCAGCAGCCACAGTAGATACGGAACCCGAAAACACTCCTGAATAATGGCCCAGACAACCGGCATCCTGAATGCCTCGAGCATTCGCTTCTTCACCGGCACCACAGACGGCACCCACACGGTCGTCGCTAACGTGACCGAGTGCAGCATCTCCATGTCTACGGACGTGCGCGATATCACCACTAAGACCTCTGCAGGTTGGAAGGAAATCCTGCCGGCGCTGAAGTCCGCATCTATCAACGTCAGCGGCTACTTCGCCGAGGACGCCACGAACGGCTTCAACACGCTGGTCGGTTACCAAGTCGCAGGCACAAAGGTCTTCGCTACGTTCAGCAACGTGGGTTCCAGCGCCATCCCAAACGTCGGAGACAAAGAGTTTGACGTGGCAGGCTACATTACCTCCATCGAGCAGACCGCAGGCTTCGAGGATAACGTGACGTGGTCGTTGACAATGGACCTCACGGGCGCAGTGGTACATGAGACCATCGCATGACCGTAGCCATCGGCACTGAGACCTTTCAGCTGCGCGCCTCCTTGGGCGCATGGCGGAAGTTTGAACGGAACACCGGCATCCGCATCGCGGCCATCGACCAGAACGACGTCACCGTCATCGCTGAGCTTCTGTACTACTTCGCCGAGGCAGGGGCCAAGGCAGAAGGCGCAGAGTTCGACTACGACGTGGACAGCTTCCTGGACCTGTGCGAGGTAAGCGAGTTGCCTAAGCTGAGCGAAGCGGTCAGCACCCTGCTCGGCGGAGACGCCCAAAAAAAAAGCGGGGCAAAGGCAAGCCGGTAAACTGGGACGAGATTGAGGCGATGGGGTTGGGCCAGCTTGGCCTGACCCCGTCGGCGCTTTACGGCCTCACCTTCGACGAGTTCAACAACGCCCTGACCGGCATGTACGAGCTCATGGAGCAGCGCGAGCAGAGGGAGTGGGAGCGCACGAGGTGGATGGCTACCATGCTGCTGAACCCACATACCAAAAAACGCCTGTCACCCACCGACCTCATCGAGTTCCCGTGGGAGAAGAAGTCCAAACCTGCTGCGGATGGCATGGCTATCTTGCGGCAAATAGCACGAAAGAATGGCTAAGCTCGGCGACCTTATAGTCCGCGTAGGTGCGGACACCCGGGAGTTCAACCGCGAGCTGGGCAAGATCCAGCGGAAGATACGGGAGACCTCCGACAACATTATGGACATGGGCAAGGCCATGTCGATGGGCGTGACGTTACCCATTGCCGGGTTGGGTGCTGCAGCTGTCAAGGCTGCCGCCGACTTGGAGACCATGGAGACGCAATTTATCTCGCTCACAGGAGGCGCGGAGCAGGCCGCCGCCATGGTGGACCAGCTGAACCAATTCGCTGCAGCTACGCCCTTCCAAATCGAGGAAATCGCAGGCGCTGCTCGCCAGCTGCTGGCGGCCGGCACGGACATCTCGCAGGTGAACGAGCAGCTGCAGTTCCTCGGCGACATCGCAGCGACGTCTGGAGCGAGCATCGAGGAAATCACGGCCATCTTCGCGAAGGTTCAGGCGAAGGGTAAAGTGGAGCTGGAGAACTTGAACCAGCTCGCCGAGCGCGGCATTCCCATCTTCAAGGCGCTGAGCGATGCCACCGGCCTGCCGGCGGACAAGCTCGGAGCAGGGGCCGTCAGCGTGCAGCAGTTCAACGACGTGCTGAAGGGCTTCGCCCAGGAGGGAGGTTTCGCGGCCGGCGCCATGGAGCGCCTGTCGCAGACGGCGGCCGGGAAGTTCAGCACGGCCATGGACAATTTGAAGCAGGCCGGCGCGGAGATAGGGCGCGTCCTGCTGCCGTACGTGACGGCCGCCATCGACAAGGTCACGGAGCTGGCGGGCAAGTTCATGAACTTGGACGAGGGCACGCAGAAGACCATCGTGGCCATCGCGGGCATCGCGGCAGCCATCGGCCCGGCCATCATGGCCTTCGCTGCTTATTCGAAGGCTGTGGCAGGCATACAGGTGGCTATGGCTGCAGCTAAGGCCGCCGGCATTGCCCTGAACGCCACGCTGCTCACCAATCCAATCACAGCAGTAGCTATTGCAGTGGCCGCAGCCATTGCCCTCATCATTGCCAACTGGGACCAAATCCACGCATACTTTACCAGCGGCGAGGGGAGCAAGACCTGGGACCAGCTGAAGCAGACGGTGGCGTCCGCGGTGGATGCCATCAAGGAAATCTGGACCATGTTCGTCGGGTTCCTGCAGGTGGTCTGGAACCAGTTCGGCGACGACTTCATCGGCATCGTGGGCAACGTCATGGACATGGTCTTTGGCATCTTCCGTGGCGTGCTCGGCATCATCGGCAACCTGTTTCAGGCATTCACGAGCCTGCTGCAGGGCGACTGGAAGAGCGCCCTCGGCTACCTCGCCAACATCAGCATCACGATCTGGCAGACCATCACCCGCACGTTCCTCGGCGCACTGGAGACACTGGGCCGCGGAGTGGACGCTTTCCTCACGGCAGTAGGCGTTGATAGCAACATCGGCGGATTCTTAGACGGTCTGCAGGGCAAGGCGGACGCCTTCTTCGACAGCATCAAGTTCAAGTCCGACGAGGCGGCGGCCTCGGTGCAGAATTTCAGCGACAAGCTGGCGGCCATGCCTACACCTACCGCTCCAGTTCCCACGGCGGGAACGGGTGGAGGGGGAGCAGCAGGCGGCGAGGCAGGGGCAGGACAGGCGCCCGGCACGATGACGCCGGCGCCGACCCTCGCACCGCAGCAGATTGCCAACCCGCTGCTGATGGAGCCGAAGCTGATGCAGGAGACGGTAGAGCAGAACTTGGGCCAGCTCGCGGTACTCGAGATGAATACCAAATACTACGCGGAGCTGATAGCCCAGCACTGGGATGTGACCACGAACGCGGTCTTCGGGTTTGCCGAGCAGTTCGGCACCATGGTGGCAGACGTAGCTACCGGGGCCATGACGGTAGGGGAGATGGTTAAGCAGATGGCATTGCAAACCATTAAGAGCGTCATCGGCATGATCAAGGCAAACGTAATTGCCAACGCCACCAACCCGCTCAACCCGGCCAACATCGCGTCAGCAGGTTTGGCTGCGCCTGCTCTCATCGTGGCCGGCCTGAGCCTGGTGGAAGGATTCCTGAACCAGGCCATGGCGTTTGCCGACGGTGGCATCGTGAGCGGCCCTACGCTGGGCCTGGTGGGTGAGTACCCTGGAGCACGTACCAACCCTGAGGTGATAGCTCCGCTCGACAAGCTGCGCAGCATGATGGGCGGAATGGGCGGCAACGTGGTGGTCACCGGCCGCCTCGACGGGCGCGACATCCTGCTCAGCTCCGAGCGTTCTACCATTGACCGTTACCGCACAAGAGGTTTCTGATGCCAGCACCAGCTGTACGCCTACGGGCAGAGTTTAGCGACATCCTCGGCGAGGAGTGGCAGCTTAATATCCACGACGCCGACTATGCCGGCAGCATCGTGACGTTCAACGTGGGCGGCGACGCCTACGTGCTGCGCTACGAGGGCAACAACGAGGACCGGCACCAGCCTGTCATTGGCAGTACCCTCGAGTTCAGCATCGTGGAGAATGCCGCCGGCATCACTACGTTCCTGGACTACCTGCCGAGCAGCCAGGACGGGGAGCTGACGGTAACGTTGCGTTACGATCCCGACGGGGTGAACACGCTGTACTGGGCGGGCGTCATCCTGCCTGAGCAGGTGGTGCGCCAAGACCAGGCATACCCTGCCGAGGTGCGCATCATTGCAGCTGATGACCTGGGCAACCTCGCCGGCGTCCTGTTCAACGACAACGGCACACCGTACGACTACGCTGACGGGCGCAGCATCCGCGAGTACATCGTCAAGCACTGCCTGGGCAAGCTGCGCACCACCGACCATTGGGGAGCGACGGACATCTTTGCAAGCCTGGACAGCGCCTTCACTCCCACCAACCTGTACGGCACGGGCGACTATTTCAGCAACCTGGTGGTGAACACGGAGACGTGGTTGAATCCTGGGGAGAACGGCGTCACCGAATACTACACCACGCTGGAGGTGCTGCAGTCCTTCTGCCGTGTCTTCAACGCCCGCCTCTTCTTGGCGAACGGCCGCTTCTGGTTTATCCCAGTTACCAGCCACCACGACAGCGCTACGCTCACATACCTGAACTACTACAGCAGCGGCAGCTATACCAGCAGCAGCACTGTCAACGTAGCCCTGACGCTGCAGACCGACCTGATTAAGGAGGCCGGATGGGAATACACCTACCAACTGCCGCTCAAGGAGGTGCGCCGCACGTTTAAGTTCGGAGCGCAGCAGAGCATCGCCGGCGTAGCTGAGCACCTCGAGGCGGACTTCGGCACGGACGCCATCAACATAGCCGACTACACCTTCGCCGCTGGCACCAGGTTTCGCCTGACATTTACCAACGGCCACTACATGACGGCGCAGGGCGGCAACAACACGCTCGCCCGCGTGGACGTCATTTTCCTGCTCAAGGTGGGCAGCTACTACCACCGCTGGGAACATACCTACAGCGGCACGGCCTATTACTACGACTTTCTGAACAGCCATGCGCCGACTGTCTACGGCACGCCTGAA